TTGGTTTGATCCTGATCTGGTAATTGGTCTTTCTAAAAAATTTAAAGTTGAACGGTTACATCTATTATTGGCTAAATGGGATGTGGTGGAAACCATCGGTCTCGATTACCATAAGATGTATCGAAGAACCGATAAATGCATTCATCAACCCATTTTCGTATTACGGAGGAATCTATGAACGAAGCAGCCGATAGTCATTTCACAGTTAAACTCGGATCAGATATGTGGCCACCGCCGAAGGGGGATACCGATAGCACACCCTTTGATGATTTCACATGCAAGCATTGCGGGGAGGTGATCTCGGTTCAAACCTGTGGAGCATTTTATCTGGAACGTATTGTTGATTGCCCTTTGCATAAACATTTACGGAATTGCTCCGAATTTTACGGTAAATTAAAAGCGGGTGTGATTTCCGCAACATTGGAGTTTCATCCATAAAAACGAATGAGGATAATATGGCATATCGAATTTGGTTTGATCCTGATCTGGTAATTGGTCTTTCTAAAAAATTTAAAGTTGAACGGTTCATTGAAACAGGTACGAATGTGGGTGATACCGCAATGTGGGCCTCTGCCCATTTCCGTAGTGTGGTCACGATAGAAATTAGTCCACAAACCTTTGATTACCGAAAAAAACATATCCTGGAACCTCCCGATAATATCAGATGGATTCTCGGTGATTCTACTTCTCGTTTATCGGATTTTCTTTTGGAGGGGAATTCAATGGTATGGTTGGATGCCCATTGGAGTGGAGGTACAACCGGGGGCGCGGATATTGAATGTCCGTTATTAGAGGAATTGTATTCAGTTTCTAAGTCAAACCATGATCATTGTATTCTAATTGATAACATGTCCATGTTCCTCCGACCACCACCAAAACCGCATGACCCGGATAAATGGCCTAACATCAGGGAAGTGCTTGCGAGTTTGCCAGTTGGTTATTACACGGTGATCAAGGGGGATAATTTAATTGCTATCCCTGATGCGGCACGCTCTTTCCTGATGGATTATTTAAGGGAACATCCATGACAATTTCAAAACCTATTCTATCGTTTGTTCATATCCCGAAAACTGGTGGATCATATTTGAAATATCAGTCGGTGATCACCCCATTAAATTACCTCGGCCATTGCTGGTTTGCTGATACGTCTTCTGATGTTCCGACGGATAAATATCCGTTATATGGTAAGCCGGATATACGGCCACGTGTCTCTACGATGCTTGTGGATGCAAATTTAACTGTACCGTTCACGATCGTGCGTGATCCTCGTGATTTCTTGGTCAGCTATTATTGTCATAACCGCAGAACAGAATCCAAAAAGGGAAAACAAATTCCGTTTGAACAGGAATTAGCGGAAAAAGGATTCCCAACATTCGTTCGGGCAATCATTAATCGAGAACGTCCGTGGCCATCAAAACAATTCCTGTGGTGGCCCATGTTTTCATATGAGGGCCGATGTATGATTAAATATGTGTTATTCACCGAATACCTTGATGGCGGTCTGTCGGTACTGGCCAAAAAATTGAAACTGTCCTATCGGCAACGGAAACGGCAAAATGTATCACCCGAACGGCACCCTGATTGGCGGCATTATTATACCCCGGACCTATTGGAAGAAGTGAATCTGACCTATTGCCGGGAATTAACGATGTTTGGTATGGATGATAAACCCGTGGCCCTATATGAAATAAATACACTCCCGACATATGATTGGGAAACAGATATTTTAATATGGAGGTAAATATGAAAATTCAACCGATCAAACCTCTTGACATTGAGAAGTGTCAGGCGGAAATTACACCCGGATCATTTATGACCCTTGGGCCGCGCATTCCGTTTCAATGTATTGCCCCACCGGATTACATTGTGGTGGAAAAGAAACCACATGAGGACGGTAGCGTGGGTGCTATGTCGTTGTGCGCGGATTGTTTGAAGGTGTTTGAACGGAACATAGGGGATGGTGCTGTATTCTGTTTTAAAATCAAGGAGCGCACCCGATGAAGTGGCAGAAAAAATTAAATAAGACGGAACTAAAACATTTACACAAGGTTGCCGAATGCCACACACTCACCCAATTCAAAACCACGGTTGCATACCAGGAAAAAAGCAGAGAAGAATACCCACTCCCAGGAGATGAACCATGTTGGGAGTGCAAAGCCATTGCTCGGAAATTGGGGTTGATTGAATGAAAATTCGACCATCTAAAAATTTCACACTGATTCAGGAACATTTCGGATGCAATTCATTCCGAAGTGTGGATGTTGCAAAGGTTTTAACCCATTATCAGTTTCAATCAATTTCACCGCTGCTCAATAAATTTGTACTCCAAGGCCGATTGGAAAAACTGGCACCCGGGCTATACAGGGTTAAAAAGAAGAAGGTGATATGAAAACACGATTTACAGAAGAAACCGGTATTGAATACAAAAGGTTTGGTAAGGATCATTTCCAGCACATTGATACAAATTGTGGTGGATGTGTACAGGTCGGACCCATTTATACATCAAAGGCGGAACTGCTCTCCGACCATGAAAGATACCTGACTGATGCATGGGGATTGAACTCTGATAATTAGGATTGATTTAATAGGAGAATAAATGATATGTTTTTTTTAAAAATAGGAAGGAAGAATCATGGCCCCGAAGTTATCCCCGGACGAATTAAAAGACTTGATTACCCTTTCTCGAAACGTTGCATGGGAATATCAGCTAGATCAATATACCGACGAATCCCTCCACATCGTTCAACGTTCTTTGCAACAGGCGAAAAAAGAGATCACCGGATACGTCAAAACCAAAGGGAACAAAATAAAAAGTTGGTCTAAGGCCCGATCGGATGAAATGCTCGGTGAGATCAATCGATTCTCTGTTGGTGTTCAGGGGCAATTAACCGAGCAGCTGACCGAAATTTCCGGGGTGACCGGCGCACGGAGTACGTTGGAGCATTCCGATATTGTGTCCTTTGGCGGGAGGGTTGCGAATTTCACAAACGTAGCCCTCTCTGCAGCACAGGTAAAATCCGCAATTATGACCACCCCGATAGGTGGTGCTACTCTATCAGATTGGGTAAATCGCACATTCGATTCGAACATTCAGCAGAAAATCAAACAGGAAATCATTACCGGCCAACTCCGAGGGCAGGGCATTGCACCCATTGTCAAACGGTTGGAAGAAGGGTTCAACAACATATCGAACCGTGAGGCGGTCACCCTCGCCCGTACCTATGTACACTCCGTGAATGTCGGGGCACAAAATGCGGTATATAATGCAAACCCGCAAGTTGTGAAAAAGGTTAAATGGAGCTCCACGTTGGAGGCCGGGAATGTTCAAACCGGGGTCGGTACATGCCCTCGGTGTGCCGTTCTCGATGGGGAACAATATCTGGTAAACGAATCCCCCCCTTGCCCGTTACATCCTCGTTGTCGCTGTATTTTATTACCGGTTACCGTAACATATCGGGAATTGGGATTGAATATGGATGAGATCGATCAAGTGTATCGTCCTTACACGTTGCGCACCGGTCCCATTAATGCCGGTGGAAAACGGAAGATTAACGAAGTGGGGTTCCATCAGGGAACATTTGAATCGTTTTTCAACGGTCAATCAAAAACATTCCAATTAAATGTGTTTGGCCCTAAACGTTTGGAACTTCTGGACACAGGAATTGTAGAGTTTAAGGATTTGGTGAATTTAAAGACCGGTCGACTACGATTGATTGATGAATTAACCCCTAAACCGGTGGTACTTAATAAAATAACCGGGGACACATTCACAGAAAATGAATGGAAATTAAGGGACAAATGGCTTTCTGGTAAAAAATTAACTGGTAATCAAGTTAAAGTTATGCAGGGGAAATTGGAAAAGGAATTTGGTGGGATTGATTTTGACACAAAATCCAAGGTGGCACCCAAGGTTAAAAAACCAACAATAGTTCTGGAAACAAAAGAACCGAAAATTCCGGAACCAAAAACTCTGGAACCAATGCCACCAAATAAAATTGAAAAATTGGGAGGTGTGACACTCAAACAAACAGGAAATGCTCCAAAGGTTTGGTTTGATGCCATGGATGAAGAAGTTAAAAACAATCCAGATTTATTCAGACTAATGGGGAATAAAAACGTCAATGTGCATTTCACAGATAAATTAATAGATGCCTACCCATTTATGAAAGATAACCACCCTCGTGGATGGGCCAAGGGAATGACATGGGAATCCGTGGACGGTTTTTATAACAAGATGCGAAAGGAAATTGTCCTTTCACATAAAACGAAATGGGGTGGCACCTATTCCACTGTTAATTTTGACCGAAATAAATATACTCTTTACCATGAGATTGGTCATGCATTATTTGAATCTGAGGTTACCAATGCTCGGTTTATCAAAGCATATGCGGATGATGTTAAGGATGCATTAAAAAAATATAATGGTGTTCCCGATAATATGGGATATTTTTTTCAATCAGGGAATGCCGGACTCAGCGAAGCAATGGCCGAAGTGACAGCCAATACATATGGGTATGGATTAAAGGCAAATGAAGTTTTTCCCCGGTTGAATGAAATAATCAGGAAAGAACTCGGATTTGGCAAACCCCCGGTAACCGTTAAATGGGAGCCGTCAGTCATACCCAAGGTGGATAAAAAGGATTAAGGATATGAGATTATTTGTGACATTATCAAACGAAATTATACATGTTCAGGCTAGAGCCGTGAGCAAGACCGGAAATGAAGATATAGTTGGTGATTTCAGTCGTATAATAGAAAAGGACGAGAAGTTTTTGGACTTAACCTATGAAGATTTGGTCAATATCGCTAAAACCAATGGGTTCGTAACGGTTTAAAACCAGTCTATTTTATCCTCAAATGTTCCCTCCTAATGTTTTTTTGTTGACACACGTATAATCCTCTTGATATTCTTACCCCAATTTATCACCTCACTATTCGCTCTTTGACAATTATTGGCTGTAAAAACAAAAAGTTGATTACCTGAACTTAGTTTCACCGATGTGGACCGTTCGGGAATAAACATTAACTGGCTGATGCCGATAATAGTCAGATGACTTAAAACTGTGTCCGGGCCGATGCCCAAAGGAGGTTTCATGGCTTTAAAGTACAAATTCACAGAGAAAGGGAATATCACGGTAAATGAACAAGGTCACCCGATTGTGATCAATGATCATGACGGAGACAAAGACCCGGAAGAATTCGGGATGGATGCCTTGGCCAATTACACCTCGATTCCTGATTTAAGGGGAGAAGCAAAAAACTATCGCACGAAACTTAAAGATGCCGAAGCCACCATTGCAACGATTGAGGCTAGTGGGATAAAATCTGATGAACTGGCCGAATGGATCGAATCAGCAAAGAAAGCCCTCGAAACCGTAAAGAATCTCGCGGACGGGGATTTGATTAAGGCCGGGGATGTGGAAACGATTAAACGACAGGCCCGTGAGGATTTGGAAACCAAACTCACCGAGATCGGGAAACGGCATGAAGAAGAAGTCACGGCCCTATCCGTCGACAACGAGAGCAAGGATGAAACCATCCGTCGCCTCATGATCGATGATCAATTCAATACAAGTCCCTTTGTGAAAGAAAAACTGGCTATGACTCCGAAAATGGCCCGTGCGTATTTTTCAGAAAATTTTAAAGTCGAAAAACAAGAAAACGGCAAGATGGTCACGGTTGGCCGGTATGCAGACGGAGAGAAAATACTGGATGCATCCAACAACTACGAACTCGCCGGATTCGAAATTGCCCTAGACAAACTCGTTACCCGTGATCCAGATCGTGATTCATTGTTGATCGGGAGAGGAAACGGAAGTGGGGCAGGGGATTTTCAACGAGGCCGCACTTCCACTATCGTAAATCCATGGAAGTCTGAATCCAGAAATTTGACGGAACAAGGTCGAATTATAACCACAAACCCGGAATTGGTTAAAACACTCCAAATTGAGGCGGGGATTAAAACCCCAATTACCGCTTAACCCCTCCATTACGAGATGTCATTGGTCAATTCCACCAAACACAATAAGGAGTTGACCAATGACACACGCTTACACTCGTATCACAGACATCGTCGTTCCTTCCGTTTTCGTTCCTTATGTAACCGAACGGACTGCAACCCTATCGGCGCTCGTGCGTTCCGGTATTGTGGTCCCGGACTCTCAACTTGATGTTTTGGCCGCAACCGGTGGTAAACTCATCAACATGCCCTTCTTTAGTGATCTGACCTCGGCCACCGATGAAGTTATCCCCGGTGGATCGTCCGCAAGTTCCCTGTCCGTCCAGAAGATCGGGACCGGCACCGATATTGCGGTCCTGTTTATGCGTGGTGCCGCCTTTGGTGCCAATGACCTCGCCGCCGCCCTGTCCGGGGATGACCCGATGGGCGCAATCGCCGATCTCGTGGCTGCGTTTTGGGACCGGCGAGAACAAGCCCTCCTGATACAAATTCTCACCGGGGTGTTCTCCGACAACATTGACAATGACAGTAGTGACCTCGTGTCCGATGTGGCCATTGAGGACGGGGTTAACGCGACCGAAACTTCAAAAATGGGACCGGATGTGATCACCGATGCTCAGTTTAAGTTGGGGGATGCCTCCGGTAAATTGACCGCAATCGCCATGCATTCCACCCCGTTTGCCCGGTTGATCAAACAGAAGTTGATCGATTATGTGTTCGATCAGGACGTGTCAATGCGGATTCCCACCTACATGGACAAAACCGTGATCGTGGATGATTCCCTGCCGACCACTGCCGGGACCACCTCCGGGACCAAATACACCACATATCTGTTCGGTCGTGGTGCCATCGGTCGTGGTGAAGGAAGAGCCCCCGTTCCGGTTGAGACCGATCGGGATGCCCTCGCCGGTGATGATGTTCTGATCAATCGGCGGCATTTTCTGCTCCATCCCCGTGGGATCGCGTTTGGCAGTGCCACTGTTTCCGGCGATTCTCCGACCAATACCGAGGCCGCGTATGCCTCCAACTGGAACCGGGTATACGAGAAAAAGAACATCCGCCTCGTGAAACTCGTAACCAACGGCTAATCGATTTTCTCATTGTGTTTGGATAGGGGGGGAATTCGTTCCCCCTCCATTTAGCAGTCAATGATGTAAAGGAGAGAATTATGAGTATTCGGCAAATTGCCTCGATTGGCAATACGAAGCATTCGGACAGTGAACGTATCACAAAAGACGCATTGATGCGAAAAGGCATGTCGGGTGATATGGTATTGGCAATCACCCCTGCAACACAAAGTTCCTCATGGACCACCACTGCCGGTGGATTTACCCGTACCCTGACAATCACCTTGAAAACTGCTGCCGGAGAGTTGCACACATGGTGCAATACATCCATTACCAGTGCAATATCTGCATCCAAATCTGGTGCCGGTGCTTCCGGGACATTGGCTCTAAGTACCACCACATTGACCTTGGTCGCCGGAACACAGACGGTAACATTGACCGGTTCTCCCGGCTCATATGCCACCGATGGCCGATCGGTTGTAAAGAACGCCTTGATCAATTCCTTGGGCGGGGCTGAGTTTGCAGCAAAATCGGTAAAGTCGCAACTGCTTCACACGGCTTAATTTTTATTTTTTTTGAACGTTTTATTCTGTAAACTGCCAGTTAAACAAGGAGTTAATTATGCCTAAGTTAAATAAATCAACCAGTCACAGTCTTGGCGCGGAAATGATTAAAATCGCCAGAATGGGTGAGGCTCTTTCCCGGCAAATGACCCTGATTTGTTCTCCGGTCACAGCCAGTGCGACTCGCGCCACCGGAGCATTCACCCGTTCCGTCATCATTAAACTGGTCAATGGGTCAAATCAGTTGCATACATGGGCGCATACCAACATTGCCAATGCCCTTGGGGCTTCTGTTGCATCCATTCTCGGTGTGGTTGGTGGTCACCCCGGCACATTGACCGCATCCACCGCGTCCCTGATGTTGGTGGGCGGGACACAGACGGTAACCCTCACCGGCTCACCCGGAACGTGGGCCACCGGAGATATTGATATTCTCCGTGTAATCGGGCCGATCCAATTGGGTGGTGCCTCTTTTGCCACGGTGAAAAGTCAACGTACCCACGAATAATATCAACTGGAATTTCATTTCAACCTGAATTTCATAAACATTTAAAGGAGGTTACAATGTCATTGACCGGTTTTAATCGTAGACGGAGAAAGGATAAGGCAAAACGACGAAAAAAACTTGCCGAGGCGGAAGCGGCTAAAGTGGTGGTAATACCATTTAAATCTGATGCGGAACTTGCTGATGACAATGCAAAAATCGAGGCCGAACTTGATGCTTTGAAATCGGCGCATGTGGATGAACAGCCGGAACCTGTGGTTGATGCGTTTTTGGATGAACCGGATTCCGGGGATAAAGCATTCCCGGAACCGGACCCCGAACCCGAGCCGGACCCCGAACCCGAGCCGGACCCCGAACCCGAGCCGGACCCCGAACCCGAGCCGGACCCTGTGTTGAAACCCATAAAACCGAAACGTGGACTTTCAACCAAAAAAAGGAAATCAAAGTAATGAAAAAATTCCTTACACTATTCATTGCCCTTCTGTTCTTTTTGCCCTCGGTGGTTATGGCTGCTGGCAGTTCTGCGGTGGCCGTGACCACCGATACAGACCGTGAGAACGGAAAGAAGGTGATCACCATTACATGGAAAGGGGATTCCGGAACGGGAGCCGTTCCCGCTGTGACGTTTCCTGTTCTAGGCTATGTCACCTTGGTTGTTACCAATCCCGGAGTTCCCGCTCCTGACCTCTATGATTTAACCTTAACCGTGGACGCTGTTGATATTATGGGGGGTATTTTGGCGAACCGTTCCGCCACCCTTACTCAACAGGAAGTTCCCATAATTGGCACCCGTTATGTATACGGAGATATGACCTGCACACTATCCAATCAGGCAACGGCCTCTGCCGTTGGAGTAATTAAAATTTACATTGATCGAAAGGCCGGTCCTGATTATGCCGGTGCCATTAAGATAGATAATTTGGCCACAAATGGTCTATCGGGGGTGCATAATTCCCTTGCCTACCGCGTTCATGAGATTGAAACCCATTTTCATTCGGTTGAACGTTGGTATGGCACGGACGGTGATTCCACAATGTCAGTGGCTAATAACCTTGCTCCCTGGACTTTGGTCGCTGATGCAGCGGCCAACACATATGGGACAGAGGTTCAATTATCCGCCGCAAGTGATGTACTTGATGCGGACATGGGTATCACGGTGGTTAAATTTGATCTTCATCGAATTATGATCACTGAGTCCAGTGTTAATGATAAAAACTACATGGTTCAAATTTGGGCGGGTACGGGGATTTTTGGAGCAGCCACATTGATGACAGAAATACCGTATCGCACCGCTTCAAATTCCGCTGAATCTCAACCCATTGTATGTCAAATGTCCCGAATTGCTGTGGCTACTAAACTGTGGGCTAGAGCCAAATGTGAAACAGGCGGAGGAACGCTTTCAATAATTATCGGGATTCATGCCTATAAGGGGTAAACCATGACAGCCTTAATTGTTGAAGACGGAAGTGTAATTGCAGGGGCCAACACGTATCAATCATTGGCCTCCATCTCTACATACTGTTCGGACATGGGGTATACCGCATGGGCCTCTCTATCGACCGCAAATCAAACCTCTGCGGTATTCCGTGGCATGGCCTACATCGAAAGCAAATCATACAAGGGCATGCGGACAAGTTCCGGTTCCGGTTTCGGTTCCTCTGAAAATCAGGTATTGGAATGGCCACGAGCGTATGTGTATGACCGAAACAATGCCTTGATCTATAATAATGTGATTCCGAGAAATTTAAAAAAGGCGTTATACGAGGCCGCGTATCGGGAGGGTCAATCGGTTCGATCATTACAGCCCGATTTAGTGCGTGGTGGCCGTGTCAAACGAAAGAAGATTGATGTTCTCGAAACCGAATGGACTTCGGGCGCACCTGTTCAAAACACACTGACGATCATTAACGGATATTTACAGGGATACATTTTTGCCGGGGGAAGTCTCCCGATTATGTTGACGGGGTAATATGGCGGATTATTCAGAGGATAAAAAATCGGCATATGATGATATCAAGGAGAACGGAACCTCCATCGTTATCCGGCAACACACACCCGGAGTATACAATCCGATCACAGAGGTCGCTACAGGGGCAACATGGGCATCCAATCCCACCTATGGACTGTTCACCGGGTATTCCGATCGATTCATTGATGGTGAGCGTATCAAGGTGGGTGACATGCGATTATTGATATCCTCCTACGGCTTATCGATCACATTGGATGAGGGGGATGAAATCGTGGCCGGTGGTGTAACGTGGAAGGTTCAAAACCCGAATCCGATAGCCCCCTCAAATGACCCGATCATTTGGAAAGCACAGGTTAGAAAATAATGCCTACCCCTTCCATTGAATTTGATGCAATTACAGAAAGTGCCGTTGAATTTGATCGGCAGTTGGATAAGCTGACCCGGCACATGGAAAAAGATATAGTTCGATTATACGAAAAGGCCACATTCGATCTATACTCACGAATTGCCGAACGCACCCCGGTGGATACGGGCAGGGCAAAGGCCAATTGGAGTATATCCCTTGACCCTGATGATGCGGAAGTTTTTGCAGAAGTTTCCCGGCGGGTTACCACATTTAAAATGGAAATTGACTCCGGGGATATATACATATACAATAACCTTGATTATATCGAGGCGTTAGAGGGGGGTCATTCAGGACAGGCACCACAGGGGATGGTCGCTGTCAGTTTGGCTGATTTTGCACAGCATTTTCGAGAAGCGGCACAAAGGTTTAATATATTCGTATGAGCCCTTTAGAAATCAGAGATGCGGTATTTAATAGATTGTTCAGCAATTTGAGTTCAATCAATGCCAACTGGTCTACCACGAACGTGGCGGTACCAAACGTTGATTTTAACCCCGAGAACGATGCCTATGATGGGGAATGGATTCGATTGGCAATCCGATACGGGTCCACGTTTGAGGGTGAAAAGGGAACAAAAGGGGTTGGTATTCGGACGGGCGTGATTATGATCAGCACGTTTACGAGTGGGGGAACCGGGACACGAAAGGCCGCGACATACGCCTCACGTGTTGAAACCCTTTTTGGAGCACAATTGGTTGGGGCCAATGTGATGTGCCAACAGGCAGAGAGTAATGAGCAGGGGAACGATCTGAATGGGTACTATCACATTTTAACATCAATTCCATTTAACACATTTGTACATGAGTAAGGAGGTTGTATGAAATTATTTGCGGTGATGATGATTAAGGATGAAGAAGAAAATTTGAAACGTTGCATTCCCACGATTAAACCGTTTGTGGATGAGATCATTGTGGTCGATACAGGTTCCACCGATCGAACGGTTGAATATTTAAAAGCACAGGGGGCAAAAGTATTTGAACACCCGTGGGAGGATGATTATTCCATTCATCGAAATCAGGGAATTCAACATGCCAAGGATGAGGGTGCGGATTGGATTTTCATTGTGGATGCCGATGAGGAATTAATTGGAGAAATCCCGTTATCCGATATTCGGCGTAAACTTGAATCCTCGCCGGCTGATTGTAAAGTTCTCACACTTCGTCTGGATGATATTCAAAAGGGAAAGGTTGTGATGACATTTCCCACCCCCCGGTTCTTTGATGTGGACGTGGTTCAATATAAAAATTTCATTCACAATAAGCCCAAATACGGGGAATCAAAAGTCGGAGCATTGACGGGATGCTACCTGAATCATTACGGGTATGATGAAGAAGCAATGGGGCCGGAAAAAACAAAAATCAAATCAGAGCGCCGAACCGCATTATTACTCAAAAAACAAAAGGACGAACCGGATAACATCGAAATATATTTCTATCTGAGTCAGGACTATTCACTCAGGAATGACAACCAAAATGCCATTAAATCCGGGACCGAATACATTGAGCGGTGTAAAAAGGTGGATGTCACCCCGAACTCAAACGTGTATTACACGGCATTGCGGAGTGCAATGAATCTCGGATGGAAAAAAACAGCTGCCGAAATTTTGGCTATGGCCATAACCGATGCCAGCGATTATATTGATATCGCCTTTATCACTGTTGAAATGGGGTTCTGGATCAATCGAATGGAATTGGTTGAATCCGGTGCCACCCACTACATGGAATTATACTTTCGAATGGAGCAGGGTGAATTTCAAACAAGACAGGAGTTTGTATTCACCCATAATATTGACTCCTTGGCGTATGTCGTGAATTCCCTCGCAATGATTAAATTGCAGCAGGGGGTTTTCCAATTGACAAATTTAAAAGGGATTTTCCCTGCGGTGTCCGAAAATTTAAAACCCAAAATTAAGTCCGCATTGAGATTGAATTTGGAACAATTAAATTTGCTCTCATTGATGGATATGATTGAGGACGTTCCGGGTGCCATAACACCATAACATTTAAAAAGGAGTGTGCATCATGGCCACAAACATTGGCGTATCAAGAAAACAGCGTGTATTTGCTGTTGCGGAGGTCTCTCCGGGAACCCTGGTATTTCCTTCCGGGTCAGGGGCCACATTGGGATTTGTCCGGGTCGCAGGAGATGCCGTGGTAAATCAAACCCCGGATTTTTCCGATTCTCCTGAAAAACTGGATACTCTTGATATCGTGGATCAGTTTCAGGGGGCAATGCCCTCCGGGACTTTCACCCTACCCACTCTGGTTCGCGCCGGGGATGCCGTGGGGCAAATTCCGCAGGGGGATGCCCTGTTCATATCCATGTTCGGGAAACAGTCAACGGTCGCGTCCTCATCGTATTGCACGGACCTGAATAATGCCGGAATTTTTTACATGCAGAGAACATATGCTCCGTCCTTTTCCCTGTGGGTTGAAACGGATCATTTCGTTCAAGGATTATCCGGGTGTACGGTCACCAATGCTACCTTAACCATTTCCAATGAGGGCGCGGTACAGTTCAATTTTTCCGGTGAGGGTATGCAGATGGTGTTTGCCGGGACGGATATGATCAATGGGGCCGTGGCGTCAGGTGCGGGAACTATTCATGTCACTGATGCTTCCCGGTTCTCTGCCAGTGCGCGGATTTATAATAAAACCGCGTCCCTCAATAACAGTGATGCCGGGTATACCATTACCGCCTCAAATGCTACCTCCAATATTTTGACTGTGACTCCGGTGGTGGATGCGGCATGGGCGAGTGGTGCTTCGATTGCCGGGTTCCTCCCGGATGAAACCACCATCGGGACTCCCATTGAGGGTAAAGATACCTCATTGACATTGAATTCGGTATCCGCGAAATTCAAAACCACGGAGATCACAATCGATGTCCCGAAAACGTATTTCACGGATGAGGTCGGAACCGATTTCCCCGAGGATTACGCAGAGGGTGCCAGAAGTATCACCAGTACGTTAAACATTTATTTCCGAAAGGCGGATGCCAAGTATTTCCGTGAAGGGTATTCCGGGAATGAAATTCCCATTCGAGTAACCTTCGGAAATGTGGCCGGGAAAACCATGGTTCTTCACATGCAAAAGACTCGGTTACAAGTTCCCGCAATCACATTCAATGCCCCGGCAGTTGAATTGAGTATCCCCATGAAAGCATTGGGAACTGCAGGGGAAGATTCCGCCGAATTGTGTTTTATTTAACCGCTGTGGACGGGTGCGCCTCCTTAAAAAAGCGCCTACCCACGTAACAGGTATGACGGATAGCCCCGACCTACGTAGCGGGGTGAACGGGTGTTATTGTTCCCCCACCCTCTCCGTCATATCTTACCTTTTTGGGGAATGGAGGAAGAATCATGTCATTACGTTTAAGAGTTGAAAAACAAAAACACGTCATTGAATACCGGGAAAAATGGAACAAGGAACAGACCAAACGTATCGGTAAAGTCCTTGCAAAGTTCATGGTTTCCCCCCTCACCCCGTCTGAAAATAAACTGATGATCGATGAGAACACCCATGCGGAATGGAAAGCCCCGGACAAAAAGACCAAATCGGAATTGATCAAAGAGGTTGATTACCTCGGCATTACCTTTGACCGTGTTGACGGGATTATCACCGGGTGGGAAGGAATTGAGTTGACGGATGAGAACGGGAAAGTGGTCGACTCCAACCCGGAATGCAATCGAAAGAATAAATTGATCGTGTTTGAAATGAATCCCGATGTCATCAATTATGTCCTTGCCGAGGCGGAGGAACGTTTCAAAATGATAGCTGTCACGGATAAGGAAAAGGAAAAAAACTTAAAGAATGGGCAGAATGGCAATCTGTCCCAAACAACGCCGACTGTGACGGATGCCGAATAGTCTATGATGGCAAGCCACCGTGTGAATTTGAAATTTATGATGGAGGGGAAATTGAAGAATGTAATAAGCCCGATTTAGAAGAAGGTAATCATACGGCATGGCACCTATTCAATCTTCTATATCGTGACCGCCCAATTTTCCCCTCGGGTAAACGCGGCATGATTCCCACACAGGCAATAATTGAATTATGCCGTGCATATGATGAGCCGTTACAGACTTTTGAACGTGTTTTAAAACTGGATGAATTTATTTATCCTTCCATGATACGAGGTCAAAATGGCTCTGAAAATTAAAATAACCACTGATGAATCCCGCCGAGCAGTTCAAGGACTTAAAAAAGATTTAACCACCCTCGGTCTGAACGCCAAAAAGACCGAGGTTGAATCCAAAAAATTAGAATCCCGTTTACTAAAAAAATTAGGTGCAGATAAAGCAAAAAGAGCGATGGACTCGTTAGATAAGTCGCTGAAAATGACCCGTCTGCAAACCGCCAAATTCCAGATGTCGATCGGGAATGTTAGCGGGGCTATGAAGACCATGGGTGGTACATTGACCGGGGTACGACAATCCCTATTCAATGTGAAAACCATGATGGCCACAATGGGGCTCACATACCTTGCGGCTGATATCATTCGAACCGGTGCAAAATTTGAACATGTTTTAACCACGGTTAGCGGTATTGCCGGGGCCACCACAGAACAATTTGATGAATTAAAGGATTCCGCCCGATTAATGGGTGAAACCACCGAGTGGTCCGCGTCACAGGCCGGAGAGGCATTGCAGTTCTTAGCCATGGCCGGGTTCAGTGTAGATGAGGCCATTGGTGCATTACCCGGAACACTCGATCTAGCAACTGCCGGTAACCTTGATCTTGGCACGGCGGCGGATATTGCCACCAATGCATTGACCGCAATGGGGTTAGAGGTTAACGAACTTGGTCATGTAAACGATACTTTCATCAAGACCATCACCACATCGAACACCAACGTTCAAATGTTGGCAGAATCGTTTAAATACGCTGCTCCATTAGCTCGCGGGTTCGGGTATTCGGTTGAACAATTATCATCCTATATTGGTCTTCTCGGAAATGCCGGAATCCAGGGGAGTATGGCGGGAACCCAGTTGGCCGTGGGTATGCAACGAGTCAACAAAGTTTTTGAACGCTACGGAGAATCCGCCACCGATGCCGAGGGTAATACCCGTCAATTGGTTGAGGCCGTTGAATTATTGGAAAAGAAGGGTGCCTCCACCATGGAGGTTATGGAAATATTCGCTGCTCGTGGTGGTCGGGCAATGCTCGCCTTTATGACCATCGGATCAAAGGCCATGCGGGAATATCAAGCCGTGGTGGCTGATAATGAGGGTGCCGCAAAAAAACTTGCTGACACCATGCGATCCACGACAATAGGTGCATTCAAAGAATTGATGTCGGTCATTGAGAGTGTGAAGATCGATATTTTTGAATCGCAAGCATCCGGGTTGAAAGACACCATTCGTTCCATGACCGAATATATCCGGTACAATAAGGATTCATTTCTTGCCCTTGGAAATTCCATGGCCAACGTGCTTACGGTCGGCGTTAAACTCGCTGGAATGATGGGGATTTTAACTGAATATTATGTCACATCCCTGCCATCCGCATTGGGTTTGGCGGTATCCGGGCAAATCTCATTTTATGATGCCATTACCAAATCAAATGAGATGCTGGAAAAATTTGGGGAATCCCCTTCCACTCAGAGATTGACCACGAATATCAAAGATTTGAATGCGGAATTAACTCAAACAGAAGTTCTTATTCTACGGAATGAACGGGCAACCAAACAACAGCAGAAAGTTTTGGGTGATGCCGCAGATGGGGATAAACTTTTAATCTCTTTGGGAAAAGGGCTAAATACTCTATTGGCTAAACGGGCCACCCTTCTCCAAAATATAAAAATCAATCAGGAAAGTTTAAATTCAACAAATGAGGAAGATAAACAAAAGGAGAGTTTAAAGGCCCAACGTGAAAAGGTGGCCCTGCTCGATCAACAATTAAAAGAACAGCTTAAAATTCTCGATGTGTCCAATTTGGAACTGACCTTAATGTCCAAAATGGAACAGGCGGGAAAGACCGATTTGATGTTCAAGCAAGAAGCGATTGAGGTTGAAGTAGCGAATCATAAATTGCGAATCAATAACTGGCTGAAAGAGGGTCGGATTGGAGAGGAACGGTATGATAGTTTAATTGCATTGGTGGATAAATCGGCAAAGGCGGAAATGGATGCCTTAGTCTCTACCGGAGAATTACAAAAGAAGAAAAATAAGGAGTTAAAGAAACAAGAGAAAATCATTGCCGGTGTTGCCAAAGCACAGGAAAAAGAAAGTGCCGAATTTAAAAAATCCATAGATTCCCAAATAAAAGCCGTGGATGAGATGAATAAAGATATCCGTCATTCCACGATGACCACCACACAAATTAAACAGGAACAATTACAAATTCAGGCCATTAACTTAGGGGCGGCTGCTAATGATGCAGTTTTAGGAGAAGAATGGCTTGCTACACAAACCATAAAAATTACTGAGGAAACTGCTGATGCTCGATTGAACCTGTACGATCGTCTGTTTAATGATATCGAAACAAAGGATGAGGGTTATTTCGATAATAAAAAACGTCTTCTGGATTCTGAAAAACAAGCCTACATCGATTTGTATGGTGAACTCGATATCATTACCGATGCATTTCAGGAAAAATATATACGATTAGAAGAAGATAAATTGCTGGCCACCGGTACCCTGTTTGACGGGTTGCATGTGGGGTACACACAGTGGGTCAGGGATGCTGATACCACAGCAGAATTGGCCAAAGACGCATTCGATTTATTTGCAAAGAGCGCACAGAATGCGATACGGGATGCGTTCTCATTCGCATTGACCGGGGATGCCACGGCGCTGGTAAACTCAACAAAAAATCTATTATCTGAGGGCAGTGCCGCAGCCGGCGGACTCGTTGGATCATATTTTGGCCCTATCGGTACCATGATTGGCACGGCAATTGGTGAGGCAATTGGGGATTATTTAGGCAATACCCTATTTGCTGAGAAAACCAAATATGCAGAGGTCGGTTCCGTGGTTGCCGGATGGGTAGGGGATGGGTTTACCGCCGAATTCGCCGCAATTGGAGGTGATCAGGAGTTCGGGGATAAATTGGCAACCAGTCTGAATGAAGCATTGGGGCCGGTTTTCATGGGTGCCAATGCACAATTCATGTCCGCCTTATCTTTAGAGGGTGGGCATATCCCCGGATTGGATCAAGCGTTAGATGATTTTGGGGTCAAGTTCGGTGCCATGTATCAATCCGGGTTTGAGGGATTTTCAATTAGCGAGAATGGTAATTGGGAAGAAGAATTCGACATTATAATGGAACACATTAAAAGTCAGTGGGAAACCGGTGTTCAGGAAATGATGGTCACCCTCGGATTTGAATCTTATGAGGCGTTCGTTGCGTATGTAGAAAAAATGAATAAGATGATTGCCGATTCGTCCCAAACCATTGGGGCGGCATTTAAAGAGGGATTGAATACCGGAGAATTTTCTTCATTTGAAAAATCCCTGTATGATTCCATATACAATCAAATTCTGGATGCCATGATCACCGCCATGATGCAATCAGAATTATTTCGACAGGCATTGGTTCCCTTTTATGAGGCCATGGACGATGCCATGCAAAGCCTCTACGACCCTGCCTTATTCAATGAAAAAATGATTGGCGCTGTGAACATCCTCAAATCAGGAGTTGGCGCGTTACAGCCACAATTTGATTCAATGAATGCAACCATTTCCTCGGTTAAAGCCCTATTGGGAATTGAAACCGAGGAGGGTGGAACAACCATTCCCGCATTGGCGGATGGCACAAAGAGGGTTAATAATCCGGGTATCGCATATTTACACAAGAATGAAATGGTGGTTCCTGCGGATTTGGCCGGGTCTTTCCGTAACATGATGTTAAAGATTCAAACCGATAATAAGATTCCTTTTCCGGGTGGGGATGGAGAAGCACCTGAATATGATGCCCCCGATAATCCTTACAATGAAGGGTACGGTTTGGCGGATATCGGGAAATACGGGATTGGTGGAACCATTGCACAGCAAGTCGGGGTTCGCGGAAAGGCCGGACAGTACGGAGGATATTTGGGTAGTGCGGTGGGTGGTCTGGCAATGCCCTCCCCCATTGGAATAGTGGGTAGTATCCTTGGTGGACTTGTGGGTGCCTTGGGGGGTGATGCCTTTGGTGATATGGCCAACGCGCGTAGTACGGAAGCGTTGCGGGATAATTATGAAGACAAACAGGGGTATTTTGGTGGTCGGCGGGGATTCGCAGGTGATTTTTTCGACAAAGTGGGCACAATAGATGACCCTTTGGGGGCTAATGTTCAAACAGCAAATGTGGCTGCAATATATGGTGCTTTTGTTGAAAAAAATAAGGAAACGTTCACGGAATTAGGATTTGATGTTGAAAAAGAAATGTCACAGGTATCAACAGATATTGCAAGTTTAGCCCAAACCGCAGCAGAAAAAGCGGGTTGGTCATCCGCAGAAATTGAGGCCGGTTTCCGGGATATGTCCACATCAGTTACAGAGGATGCAGCAGCATTTGGTGATTTCATTGGACAAGCATCGGAAGATTTCGGGGCGCGTGGTGTTGCTGCTTTAGGAGCTGTCAGTTACGGCATTGAAGGATTTTCGTTAGATGCTACAAATGCCTTTGGCCGTATGGGATCAATTGATGTTCCAGAGGTAGAAGACGCATTTGGTGCATTTGGTTTAGACACCAAAGATGCCTTTGGCCGTATGGGAATTGATGTTGATGCCATGGAGGCGGCGGTGGCGGATGCAACGAACCAAGCCAATGAAGCGGCGGACCGTGCAAAAGGTGCGGCCAATGATGCGAATGCCGCAGCAGACCGTGCAGGTACGGACGGGGGTGATTCAGGACAAGGTGGTGGGGATGCAACCGGGGATCAAGGTGGAGATACATCAGATGAAGGTGGTCCCGGAGGGTCCGGTGGAATTGAGCATGATGGTGGTCGACTGACATCTCGTACTAAGGGAAGTTTTTCATGGAATGGGCGCAAGGCAAGTATGGTTGAGGGGTTATTTTTGGGTGAGGCCGGGGAAGAAGTCGTATCAAAAAAGAACGTTGATGCCTTAGATAGAATTTTTTCTCAAATGAAGGGTGGTGGATTTGGTGGTGGTGTAACCGAGGTCCATGTACATGTTCACCATGATGATGAACGAATGAAAGATATTATCCGAATTGAGGCTGATAATGTTCGGGTTGAAGGGGAACGGCGAAACATGGGAACCGAGAGGATGTTTGACTAATGCTATTGGTTGAAATCACAATAAATTCTGTGTTGCATTATGTCAGTATGGACGGAAATGCTCTGACCGATTATTGGGATGCTTTCATTAAAAGTATTACCGCACCTCAGAATAAATTAAAAAAAATATATGGGGGATATATTGAACCCTCTTTTGGCGGAATGACCTTTGCCCGTGATCTGTTTTCTGCTGATTGGCCTCCACCGGTATCATGCCCGATTACGGTTAAATATAGTACCACAACACAGGAGGCCGCTGAAACCATCCTTTCCGGCACGGGGCATTTGAAATCAATCGATCGGAAGGGCATCACCTATGATTTATATGGTAGGGAATATACCACCACCATAGCCTCAGATGCCACCGCGTCTTTTGCCACCACTTTAGTGGGCCTATTTCAATGGGCCACGCATGCTTCCCGGTTGAATATGTCCCTGGATTCCACTTTGGCACGTTCCCCCTCACCCATAATTCAACATATTCAAACCCAGGAAAGAGGGATACTTGATTATTTATCTGCGGCGGCGGCTCCAAATACACACATGTTTAGGATAACGGCATCCGGTGCGACCCTTGAACTGATTGATATGTACGCCACCAATGGATCACGGATAATCACCGAATTTGAATATTTCCCAAGTGAGTATTCATATGAGGTGCCCGTAGCGATCATCACAGGCGGTTCCTCGGACTTTGAACGTGAACTGGCATCATCCTATTCGTGGGGTAAAGAAACGTCTGTGGGGGAAGTCTACGCCACTCAGACAACGGCTGTTGATGCTATCCTTGCCAATATTTTACCATTGATACATCGACCCCGTGCGGTATTGAGAATTCCATTAGAAGGGGATATTCCAAAACCGGGAGAAAAGATTACATGGATTGATTCCACCCTATCCCCGATGAACACAGCGTTTAATTTATGGGTTCGAACAGTTCAGTTTGATTTCCATAAACATAAGGTGATATTAAAGGGTGACGGGGCAATTTCAGCAACATTGGCCACAGCATAGGAGAATATCATGTGGGTGATTTATCCAGATAAGATTTTAACAACAACAGCGGATGAGGAAAATGCGAAATATCCCGCTGTGAATGTTGCCGATGATCATCCAAAAAAAGTGTGGAAAGCAACGAGCAAGGATGCCCGTTTCATATTAACCTTGGAGGGTGGTGCCAATATTTTAGGCATTGCCAATACGAATGCAATAGAGGTCACGGTTACGGTAATGAATGCGGCTGAAACAGTAATTCTTGTAGCCGCACAGACATTCGATTTAAGTGGAATTGATTCTTATTACAAATTCTTTACCGATTCAGCCACCCGTTGGTATTACATGAAATATAAATATGAATATCAAGCCGCAGCCCATACCGTATACATTGATTTCACGGCGAAAACTGGTGAGATTGCCGAGGCCGGGATTATCACATGCGGTGTTCAGCGTTCTTTCCGATCATTAAATCTGAACATGGATGAGGGCATGACGGACTATTCCCTGGTGGATGAACTCAATAATGGTGCCTTTTGGGTTTTGGATAGGGATACGGTGCGCACATTTTCAGGTGTGTTTGATGCACGAAGATTGACCGATTTTTACACCTTCATGCGGGATATCATCAAAGTAAAGAAATCAAACCCTCTATTTTGGAGTGTGACCGATATCGAGGAACACGATTGGCTTGTTTTCGGTCGGATGGAAAAAATGCCCTCCGGTAAACATAAATATGTAAACCACAGTTTGATCAATATTAAAATATTGGAGGTCGTATGAGTTTAGCATCCTTACCAATTACCGGATCATCCGATTTTGAAAATACGGTCAGAACCGCTTTGAATTCATGGAAGACCGAAATCGAACGGTTGGACACGGCAAAATCTGATACTTCTCATACCCATGGGACGGGGGATACCGTGTATTCAATTGCCGCCTCATTGAATGCCCTTGGTAGTGGTGCCACATCAGGGGCTACAGGGGTAGCACGGGATACGTTGCTCTCATATCGGTGGAACGGTTCCGCGTGGGTGTCCGAGGGTGGGATTGCTCGCCCGTATACCAAATCACAGCATTTTACCGAAATCGGATTGACCGCCACGGGTTCCACGTTTTCATGGGATATGGAATTAGCACAATGCGCCTTTGCGTCCCTATCTTCATTGTCCATGGGAATGGCCACACCCACGAACATGGCCGCAGGGAAATCGGGTGTGATTCGATTTATAGGTATAAATGCCAATGGGAATGCGATCGGAACTTGGGCATCGGAATATGAATTGCATAATGATGAGACAATTTCATTTTCATCCGCATCCCTCGGAAACACTGACATAGGGTATTACTGTGATGGTGTTTCGGTTCATATTTGGCCTGTGTATAAGGAGGCATAATGTTTAATTTTCCCATGGCGCGAAATTCCGGCTTTTATCCAACAGACATTCCGAACTCCATGCTTCTTGATGGGGTAGGGGATTACTTGACATGGACACCTGCCGGTGCCGGTACGAACACTGAGCAGTTCGTTTTGAGTTTAATATTCAAGATGGGAAAGGTGTCCGGTAACCAATTTCTATTCGATATGTGGGACGGCGGTACTAAACGGCTCAGGCTGTATATAACTTCTACCGGAACAATAATCTTTTATATATATGATTCTGAATACTTCTTAAACTTAGAGACTACTCAGTTACTGCGTGATCTTAGTGGCTGGTACCACTTAGAAGCTTTCTATGATTCTACGGCAGCCGTACCCGGTTCCAGTAATAACGGACTGATACTGAATGGGGTACAAATAACAGATTTTACGACCGAAACGTATCCAACTCAGCACGACTTACATATGTTTTCCTCCACAATCGAGCATGTAATAGGTGCTGATAATGCGGGGGCCGGGCCTTTCTATGGATACATTGCTCAAGCAGTCGGTATTGATGGCCCCCCGGTCTCTTTTGGAGAGTTTAAAAATGGTATATGGGTTTACAACCCTGGCTCTCTGACCTACGGAGACAATGGTTTTCACTTAGACTTCGCTCTTGACACACCGAATCTTGGCAATGATGTCAGTGGAAATAACAATGACTTTACTGAAGCAGGAACGCCGAAGCAATCGGTGAGTAGTCCGACGAATAACTTTGCTACTTTTAACCCACTAATTGGCGGTGGAGATACATCAACGTTTTCTAAGGGAAATCAGCTTTGTTCTATGAATCCCGGAGGAGCAACAAATTACAGGACAGCAATTTCGAATATGCTGATCCCAACAGAAGGAGAATGGTACTGGGAAACAAAAATAGGATATGAGGCTGTCAATAGCTATATCGGAGTTACTCCCGCATTATCTTATAAGGATTTGAGGTCAAGTAACTATATCGGAACTATTAGTTCCGATGATGCTGCATGGTATGATGGTGGTACTGGATATGCAAAGGCGAGTGGTATTAATATTGCAGCTTTCAGTGCTGATGATATTCATAGCTTTGCTTTTAACACAAGCACTAATGTTTTACGAATTAGGGTAAATGGAGGCGCGTGGACCTCTGTACCGGACATGGCAGATGTACCTTATGTTTTTGGCTTTGCGGCTGGAAATGCTACAGCAAAGACTTGCTATTTAAACTCTGGTGACCCGCAGTTTGCAATAGTTTCTGGCAATACAGATGCTAATGGCAATGGAAATTTCGAATATGCCCCTCCTGATGGAGCACTTGCTCTCTGCACAGCAAACATGGAAGAACCAACAGTTCTACCCGAAGACGCCTTCATCGTGATAGAAGAAGTCGGGTCAACCATCGAAGCGACAATGTTAGCCGCTATTACTGCCGCAGGGTGGGGTACGGATTATGTACTTTGGTATAAAAATCTTTCTGATGTTGAAAGCTGGCTTGTACGTATCGGTGCTTTGGGTGTGGATCAGGAATTGCATTTTGATTCTACGGCTGTAGCTGGAGCAGAGGAAGCTCTTGTTGGGGGGAATACTTATCTGGCTGTAGCCGAAAGAGTTGGTGCTGAATACGGTCTTGATGTAGTAGAATACACGGGTACTGGCGTGGCTCATGCAGAAAGCCATAGTCTCGGTGTACCACCAAGTATGTATATTGTAAAAAATCTTGAGCTTGTAGATGCCAATAGTTTTTGGGCAGTTTACCATGAGCTTGAAGCATCTGATCCTGAAACAGACTACGGAACTTTAGATGAAAATTATGCATTTAGTGATGGGGTTGATTTGTGGAATGATACTGCTCCCACTTCCACACATTTCACGGTGGGTAATTACACCGGAACAAATAATGATGGTGATAATCTTGTCGCTCTCCTCTACGCCGACATTCCCCAACTCCGTAGGGTCTTTGCGTATACGGGTAATGCGAATGCTGATGGGTCGATGATACCTTTGGATTTTTTGCCTGAATACGGCCCGATAAAGGATGTTACTGCTACGGGTAATTGGTACACATATCTCAGTGAACTAAGTCCTTACAACCCGATGGATGATTATGCGCAGCTTGATGACCCTCAAGCACCATCAATAGGAGTAGCGAACTATCTAATAGACTACTTATCTAATGGGGTTAAAATAAGGGGTAACGGTGCAGGGATAAATTCAGCAAGACTTTATGTCGGATGGGCTATAGCAAAGCAACCGGGAAAATATAGTAATGCCAGGTAATCACCTTAAAAGAAACAGAAAAGA